AGAACTGTGCGGCATATTGATGAAGTGTTATACGATGACTCTTTAGACTCAAGAGATCTTGAACCTAACCATCGTATAGCAGGTGCGCCAGAAACTGAACCAGAAAAGTTTACTACAGATGATTTTGGTTTAGTTGAGTCGTATGAGATATATGCTCGTAATCATATTACTAATGAAAATACTAAAGAAAATCTTTGGATTGAAATAGCTCCGTATCATAACCGTTTTTTGCGTTATGAAAACGAATGGCCTGTACAATCATTAGAAGATTACCCTTTAGAAATACTGTCATTGCAAGATGGAGTTAATAGTTGGTTTACTAAAGGCCCACTTATTATGGGTGGTGCTGACTCTATGCAGTCAATGATGAATGAAATTTTAGACTCTTATATTTCAGTTATTAGAAAGCAAAAAAATCTATTCCTTTATGATCCTATGTTTATTAGAGAGGAAGAAATAGATGCTATCTTAGAAGCTGAAGATATGGAAGCGTTTGAAGTAGAGGGATTGGTGCAAGCACAGGGTCGTGCAGTGCAAGCTATACAGTTTGGTGATATTCCTCCAGAAAAAGGCGATATCTTACGGTTAGTCCAAAGTATGTTTGATCGGGCTAATGGAACTCCTCAACCTATTTCTTTGCCAAGAACAGATTCTGCAACTGAAGCAAATATACACGACCGAAGAACTACCGCTAGAGAAGATGAACGAGCAGAAAAATTTGCTCAATATCAAATAAGAGTCGCTCGCAAGTTTTGGCAAATGACTACTGAGTTTAGGCCAGAGCGATTATTTTTAATAGATCCAAAAGCAAAAGAAGAAGTTCGTATATCAGAGCAAATGTCTCAAGGCGAGTATTCTTTTGAGATTGATGTAAGTTCAGCAGCCACAGCTTTAGCAGTTGAACGCAAACAGCATATGGATTTAATTTCGTTGATGCAAAATTTAAATGCAACATTGCGTGAACAAAACAATGGCGTTGGACCTAATATTGGTGAGCTAGTAAAAGATCTTCTAATACGTGGCTATAGAATACCAGATCCAGAAAGAATTTTACCTTTTCTTAATATGGATGAAAATATACAGAATCAATTACAAGACGTAATTAATCCTTTAGCTACCGCAGAAGGTGGAGGATTATTGTCAGAGTCTATTGTTGCTAGCCTTGCACAGCAACCACCACAACCACAGCAACCGCAGCAACCGCAGCCGCAACAACAACCTCAGCGAGATATTAGAACGCAACCTGTTCCAAGAGCTTCTGCTATAGAAGGAGAAGCATTGCGAACAGATACCAGAGCTATGCAATCACCAAGACAAACTGGAGAAGGTAGATAATGCCAAGGCCTAAGAAAACTGTTGAACCTACGCTTGCGGAAAAAGTGCAAGACGGATACGAGTCGCTTTTAAATGCTAGGGTTTCAATTGGTGAACGTGACGATAAGCTATACGTTTTAAGTGAAGGCGAATACAATTACATAGCTAACATTTTAAAAGAAGTTATAGACGCAGGATAATTATTATGATGGGATTTGGCGAAAAAGAAACAAATGAGGTAGAATCTTCTAAAGGCCCAAACTCTATGGAAGAGGATATGGGTGCAAAGCTTGAATTAATACGTATGAAAATTCATGCTATTGAAGATCCAGAAGATAAAAGATTGCCAGAACTTATTAAAGAACGTAGACTTTTAGAAAAGACTATGTTTAAAAATAAACGCATGAAGCAAATTAAAGAAGATTTAGAGCGTCTGATGAATGATGAGTTTGATGATATGTCATTTATGCCAATAGGATATTAAAATGAACAATCCAAGACTAAAAAGGGTTCGCAAAACTCCAGAAGGAGCACCAATGCAACCCGATTCTGTTGGTGCAAGGCCAATGCCTAAAGGTCGTAATGCTAGTCCGTCAAGAACTACACGACCGCAGGTAGATGCTAAAAGCAGAGAACGTGCTGCAAAAGACTCAGCGATGGCTAAAGCATCGCAAGCATTAGATGTTCCAACTGAAGCGTTAGAAGGTTTTTCATTGGAAGAGTTGCAAGTTCTTCCAAAAGCAATGGCAAAATTAGATGCTGTTGTAGCACAACGAAAAGCTTCTGAATCAATGGTAAAACGTGGAGTTGGTAAGGCTTTAAGAAATCTTAATTTTCCGGGCGAAAAAACAAGGCCTCAAATGGATGATGATTTAAAGCGTGAAATGACTATTAGACAAAAAAGAAGGTAATAAAACGATGCCTTTTTATGATTATTGTTGCAATACGTGCAATCTTCAAGTAGAAGAGCGAAGAGAATATAAAGATAGAAATACTATTAAAAAGTGTACTTCTTGCAATGGTAGTTTAGTTTATCAATTTCCTATGTCTGCAGCTAAAGGATATGTGCCTTTTGAGCCGTATTATGATGAATCGTTAGATGTAGACATACATGGATTGCGTCATAAACAGCAAGTTATGAAAGCTTTAGGGGTTATTGAAGCAGGTGACAAAGTTCATGGCGCAAGAAATTATGATAGCGATTCTTCAGAAGCAATTAAGCCCGTTTCTAAGCTAAGTGGTCGTACATTAGATGATCACCGTAGAGAAGCTGAAATAAGAGAAGAAGAGCGTAATAATTTTATGGTTAGTGATAATAACAATGAACTTAAAAAAGCTGATGATTTACCTTCATAAATCCCCCTCAAAGGAAAAAGTCGTATGAGCAATCAAGTAAGTGCAGTAGAAGAATTGCAGCAAATGGAAGCACAGATTAATACAGACGCAATTAATAGTATGTTGAATCAGTCTGGCACGACTGAACGCAATGGTAACGCACAAGATTATAATGGCCCCAGTGATGGACTTCCAGAAAAATCTAATAGTGCGGAGAAACTTCCTTCGCGTGGAGATGTGCTAGCATTTTTGGAGCAAAATGCTGACTCGTTGCCCGGAGGTGCTGAATCTTTTAAAGAGATTCAAAGAAGTTTATCTTCTCAATCTTCTACTAACAAAGAGTTAAAAGAACGATTAGAAGCTTTAGAAAGTGCTAGTCAAAAAACTGAAGAGCCTTCTGAAGAAGAAGTCAGACGCAAAAATGTCTTGTCTCGGATACCACGGCATGAAAGAGAAAAGTTTCAAGCAATAATTGATGAGATGGGATTGGTTTCGCGTGATGAAATTGAACATGAAAAAGCTGTTGAAGAATCAACTAAACTTACTGCTCAATCAATTGAACAAGGTATTGAACAGTGGGGTGATGATTTTGGGCATATGGATGGCGATAAGTTTGTTTGGAACTCTGAAATCTTTGATGATGTAAAAGATTTGTATCGTCAGCTTAAAAGCCCAGAACAAGGCATTACGCCTAATCATTTGTTTATACTTCACAACTTTGATCGTTTAATTCAAGAAGCGGAACAACGGGGGGCTATGGGTCAACAAGGAAATGATCGAATGCAAAAGCTAGTTCGCGCAAACTCTATGCATCGGTCTTCTTCTTCAGTTGCTCGTAAAGATCCCGATCTTAGAGAAGAGGGTGACACGCTAGAAGACATTACTGCAAAAGCAGTGAAAAAAGCGTGGAACCGTATAGTTCATAACGGTTAGATAGGAGAAATCCATCATGGCAGTAGGTGAAAGCTCTCTAACGAGAGTATATGGGCCATTGCTAACGATGACTCTTGATGAAATTCTTTCTTCGGGAATGATTCAAGACAACGTTTATGAAATGGCAAAAACGCTTTCGTGGTTTCGCTCTGGCAATCGCATCAAAGTTTTGCAGGGTGGTGAACGGATTCGTATTCCCGTAATGACGGGTACAAACGGCACGTTTAAGTGGTATTCTGGTTATGACAACCTTAATATTACTCCGCAAATTGGGCAGACTACGGCTTGGTTTACGTATAAGCAAGCTGCGGTTGGTGTAGCAATTGATGGTCTAAGCTTGCGTTCCAACATGGGACCTGCTCAGATCAACGACATTATGACCGAAAAAGTTCGCCAAGCTGAACTTTCTTTGGGTGATGGTATTGCTACCGCTATTTTTTCTGACGGAACGGGTAGTGCTAACAAGCAGCTAACTGGTTTGGCTGCTGCTGTTGACACGACTCCTACCAATACTGTTTATGGCAGTATTGATCCTGCGGATAACACTGCGTGGCGCAACCGTGCCGTTGCTAGTGTAGGTAATGCGGCTTCTAATCTGGTTAGCAATATGCGATCAGTATACAATAGCTGCTCAAAGGGATCGGAAGGGTATTCTAGCTCTCCCGATTATATTGTTACTACGCAGACAATTCATGAAGCTCTTGAAGCTTTGATTGCTCCTCGCGTACGTTACGAGCAAAATCCTTCTGGTGGCGCAGATGCCGGTATTGAAACATTGAAGTTCAAGGGTGCTGAAGTTGTTTTTGATGACTACTGCACTGCTGGTACAATGTACATGCTGAACTCAGCACACATCATGATGTTTGTTCATGGTAAGGCTAACTTTGCTATGACGGACGAAGGTTTCCAGAAGCCTATTGATCAAGATGCATTGGTTGCTAATGTTCTTTTTCAAGGCAATATTGCCGTCAACAATCGTCGTAAGCTTGGCGTTTTGGCAGGTATAACTTAATAGATAGAAAGGTTATATCATGGCTGCAGGTGATGTAAACAGCAGAAACGTTAATTGTGTTGGTGACTTGGTAATGTTGTCTGGCACTATTGATGTGGATACAACCGCAAGAGCTTTTGCTATTGCTGACACTGGAACACGTATCGTTTCTTTTTCTCTGACGAATCAGAGTGCTGTAGGCGATGCATGCCAAGGTGTTAAAAATAGCAATGATGGGACTGAAAATACTGCTATGGGTTCAATTTATGTAGACGGTCCTGCCGCTGCTACAGTTGAATACACAGCATTTTGCACAGGCCCATTCTAAATTAATCACGAAGTGTACAGGAGTTTATTGATATGATCATGCAAACGGTTAATCGCTCAGACGCTGAAAAGGTTTGGGTGAATGTAACGAATGTTGATGGTCAGACTGTTACGACGCACTATCCAGTGTTTCTAATGACCAACAGCAAAAATACGTCTTCTGTAGGAACCAACGAAGCTGCTCAAGCTGCTAATGCTGCTACCGCAGGTGAAGGTTCTTTTATTGGCCTTGCCAATGAAGACATTGCTAACAATGACGTTGGTGAAGTGCAGGTTTATGGTTATCATGAGTCTGCTTTGATCTACCGCATTGTTGGTTCAGTAACTGTAATTCCGGGTCATCCGCTAGGTCCGGGCAATGCTGCTGCTTCAGTAGGCCTTGGCTCTACTGGTGCTACGCAGGGATTGCTTGGTCCTGTGGTTGCTCTTGATACGGTAACTGCAACCTTGCACTCTTTGGGTACGATTAATTACGCTAATCACGTATTTTTACGCGCCCTATAATTTTTATAAAACCCCCCTCAAGAGGCCGAAGATGTTTGATACAATTAAGCAATGGGTAAAGCCTAACGACTCAAAAGGTCGTAGGCTTTACCGTTGCAGTTGTGGTGATTTATTTTGG